CTTCTGAAGTGAAGCAAGATATTCTCTTCTTCTTTCCTCGTCATTTCTAAGGAATGCGCTATTATATTTCAGATTCGCCTGTGATGGTACTGCCGAATAATCAATAGCTTCCCATTCTTTAGATGACATCTTAATCTCTACAACATCAAGATACTTTCTGAGTCTTGACAGCATCTTTCTGTATTCTCTTGGTGTAGCACCAAGACCTTTACAGATAAACTTAGCAAGCTCTACAGTTTCCTTAGACGATGCATTGATAGATGGCATCCATTTTGCAAGCAGAGAAATAGACTTATTCTGATTCATATTCTTAGCATCAGACAGAAGCTGTGCTTTAATAATTTCAAATGCCTTTTCTCTCACATTCTTATTGGCAACAAGCTTACAGAGATTATCCCATCTTGTATACTCTGGTACAAGGTCAAGTACAGCAAGAGCCACATTAGGCTGATTGTCTGCAAGCCAACCAAAGCAAGCATTAAAGACTTTTCTTTCGCCAAGTCCACCACGAACATCACCAACATAGAATACAAACTTAATTGCAATTAGTGGGTCTTCGTAATATACTTTTGCAAAATCATCCTGAATTGCTGTAACATTCATATTTCTATACTGCGAAAGCTTAAAGTTAAAGTCAAGCAGAAACTTACCGCTTGATGCATAAGCTATAGCACCATTTTCTGTGAATGTCTTAGCCTTGCTATTCTCATTCTGAAGCATTGCCATAAATCCATTTCTTTCCATTCTTACCCCCTAGACGTATTAAATACGTTCATCCTACACATACATTTGTTAATATTGCTGTAAACGTCTACTATGTAACCAAGATAGATTGTTTTCATTACGTGGCTATCCCAATTCGCCTACCCCTGCATATGGAGCAGGGGGTGAGATTCGAACTCACAAACACGGGTTTTCAAGACCTAGAATTAAAATTGCTGTATCTATCTTTTGGTGCTTAGAGATGGAATTGAACCAACGACCTTGCGGGCTTCAACCGCACGCTCTACCAACATGAGCTATCTAAGCATAATTGGTACACCCTTTTGGACTTGAACCAAAGACTTCCACCTTATCAGAGTGACACTCTAACCAACTGAGTTAAGGGTGCATTAAACAAACCACTCGCTGTAGGACTTGAACCTACTAAATTTGTTCCCTATACAAATCGTTAACCATTTAAATTTGCTGTATGTGGTTTTATTGGTCGGCAGGGAAGGACTCGAACCTTCGATGTTTCTGTGTCATGGGTTTACAGCCCACTGCGTTCGCCACTGCGCTACCTACCGTCATGGTGCTCAAAGAGAGATTCGAACTCTCAATCCATTGCTGGCGTGGGATTTTAAGTCCCAAGTGTATACCAATTCCACCATTTGAGCATATTGGTTGCGGGAGTATGATTCGAACATACGACCTTAAGGTTATGAGCCTTACGAGCTAACCTGACTGCTCCATCCCGCAATGTTTAACAAGTCTCGTTGGTAATTCTTTGCCTTATAAGTTCTTATATAAAGCAATGTTGATAAGATGTTATCTGATTTTCTTTTTCTTTGTTACTTGTAATTTGCTGTCTGAGACTTTAATCTATTGATACATAAATAACTGAAAAATGTTTCTTCTACGGATTGCGACTGTATATCCGAAATTTTTGTACAATGCGTTATTGTTGTATTGGCTACCTAGATTTAACCAACCTGGGACTTCAGGCGTTTTTCTCTATAAGCGTAGATATCATATCTTATAGTTTACATTGTTATTTATGTTGATGGCTGGGGTAGTTGGGTTCGAACCAACGATGTAGGAGTCAAAGTCCTATGCCTTACCGCTTGGCTATACCCCATCAATGTTGAGTTAGAAAAGTACGTATCTATTGGATGCATCACTCAATACGGTTTCTTTCTCACTCAACAATATGCATTATAGCATATTTTTACATATTTGTCAAGACCATTTTTAGAATTTTATGGAAATTTCTTTTCACCGTTTTTTCGTTTTTATAGTGGGTTGGGGGACATCCCTGCACTATGCTCCACTTTCGTCTTGACAATTATATATTATACCACATTTTACCACAAATGTCAAGCACTTTTTTAAAATTTTTTGTATTAATTTTCGTTCACAAATGCAACATTCTTAAGTGCCTTGACCACACTTCTTGTAACACTTTCTACAGAACCAATACTCATATGGTTATTTATAGCATATGCATAGATTGATTCAAAAAGTTCAAGTTCTTCTTCTGTAAATTCTTTCTGCTTTGCCATATGTTTCTCCGTTATATTCTATTTCTTCTTATTCTTAACCTTGGCTTCTTTTCTAGCCTTTCTTTCAGCTTCTTCTTTTTTAAGTTGTGCTTCAAGTCTAGCCATAGTTTTTCTAAACTCTACAAAGTTTTGTGCCATGTATTTCTCTCCCTTGTCTTACTCAGTCTTTTCGTATGTTTTTTACAGAAAAGTGGGTCGATTTCAAGAGTAAATACACTTGTCGATAAATTCTCCGTTAGATATATTTGTTCTGAAATAGACCCCAAAAAGTGTTAATTTTTATTATCATCTGTTGAACCAAAACCGCCATGCCTTGCATCTTCTGATTTTGCGTTCTGCGGAATAATGTACGGAACAATAAGTCCCTGTACTATTCCTTGACCGATATTAAACACAACATCATCATCACTTGTGTTTTCCATAAAGAGCATGATGTGACCTTCGTTATCTGCGTCAGCATAATCGGCATCAACAACTCCAACAGTATTTAATAATCTAAGTCCACATTTAATTCCTGCGCTACTACGTGGTACAAGTAAAAGTCCGTATGCCTTTTCTTCTTCTGTATCACAAACCCATCTGATTCCTGTTGGTATTTTAATTTTATTATGTGCTAATATTCTAATATTATATGGTACACAGAAGTCTACACCCATTGAGTGTGCTGTACCTTGCTGTGGAAGTTTAATATTACCATACCATCTGCGGATAACAAGGTCATCTATTTCGGTGAACGGTATATCATTTTTCCACTGTTCATAACTTATCTTTTCAAAATGCATTAGTTCAGCAACTCCTTCTTATTATAACACCACTTATCCATAATAGCACGATATCTTTTATTACCAAGGATTCTTTTAAGCATACATACTCCAAGCCCAACTTCCTTATCATATTTGTCACCATGTTCTGCTACAGCTACAGTGTATGTGCCATCTTCAAAATGTGCAATTGTTACTGGGTCTGCAAACATAACATCAACAATTTTAGGTACGGTAATTGGTTTAAATTTATTATGCTCAGGTTTACGCTGTGACTGATTAACACTTGGTCTAATATCTTTAATAACTGTTTTAGTAGGTTTCTTTTCTACTGTCTTCTTAGGCTTTTCGTTTTCTTTCGTATCATTACAAAGTATTGAAAGAAATTCATTAACCGTATTAATAATGTCATCGAAGTTTACATCATCTGCAATTACATTATTTGGCTTACCATAAAGTTTTGTCCAAAGTTCCATGTTATTAACCTCATTTCTCAATTCATTCCGTTTATTCACAAGCAATGGCATTATACCATATTTACTCTTTATTGTCAAGTTTTCTTTTTAGTACATCTTTTAAATTCAACGCATATTGATTATCAGATGATAGTTCAATTCCTAATATTTCATCAAATTTAGATGGTGTATTTTGTTTATATCTACCGAACTTAATAATGATATTATCAAATTCGTTTAATAATTTTAGTTCTCTAAGAATTTCATAAGGATAATATCCTGTATATATTACAAATGTATCATTACAATTATGTTGACGAAAGTATTGTATTAATTTATATACATCTGCAAACTGCGTCATAGGTTCTAATCCCCCTATAACAATTGCTTCTGTAATTGGATTATTAATATATTCATTATAAATAAAATCCATATCGACATCTGTTTCTTTGGCATGTGCCAAAGGTGAATTATGACATACTGATATATCAAATCCACCTTCAATACAGCACTTCCAATCACAACTACCTATGGCGAGAAACATTGATGGATATTTATAATTTACAAAGTCTTCAACTTCTATCCCTTTAATCTTCATTATGCGTTTTCACCTTTTTCATTCAAAGGCATCCATTCTCGTAATGCATATTCTGCTTTACGTTCTTTACTCCATGTATTAGTCGGTGTATAGAATCCCACAGTACGAGTATATTCTACTTCAACTGGTTCTCCACATTCTGGACATGTACTACCATAGAAACTATGATGATTTTTACACTGCGATACCTTACCATTAAATGCAAAATAAGTTACACCTTGTTGTGCTACCCAATTGAGCATACGCCAAGCTTTATCAAATGAATCAAAATAAGTATCTATGTTAATATGTTCAATACTACCACCGTTACAATACGAATCAAATGCCGCACAAATTTTTGTACGCTCTGCTACACTTGCTTTAATACCAAGCGGAATCCATTGATTACCATAAAGCGGAAGGTCTTTAACTACTTTACGTGGATAAAGTAATTTATCAGCAGTTTGTAATTTAACAGCCGCTTGTTCTGCTGGGATTTGCTCGACATTAATTTTATAATTCTTGTCTTTTACAAATTCATCAATACATCCACGAATAGTTTCAAAAATCTTTTTGCCTAATATATATGCTTCATCTGTATAATGTGTATTACCAACTTCATCTACATAAGTATATCCAAATGTTTTAATAGTTTCATAGATACCATTAACACCTACAGTAGAATAAAGATGTTCGAAATCAATAAGTCCTGAACTAAAGTTAGGAAGTAATCCTTTTTCTACGTTGCGTACAATAATATGTCTTTGTGCATCTAAGATTTTAAGATTAAGTTCTGTAAGTTCTTTAAGAGCTTCCAAGAATTTATCTTCTTTTCTATTCTCATATGCAAGCCTAGCAATGTTAAGTGTCGATACTTTAACAGAACCAACCTTAAGTGCAGTACCACCAATACTATTGAAATAAAGGTCTGTAACATCAGACTTTAATCTACAACAATTACTAAGACTATTAACTGTGCTATCAGTAAAGAAGTTAAACAAATTCCATTTACGAGATGCTTCACAAGACCATTTAGCAAATTCTTCATCTACAAATTTACCATCTTGATAAAGTAATGAACTTGTTAAAACTGGGAAAGTAAATACATTTTCTTCTCTGATTTCATTAATAACATCAATAAAATCTTTTTGGAACTGTATTATTTCTTCCTCTTCATCAATCATAAATTTACCATCTGGAAATTGTGAGCCACCAAATATAGCTTCAAAATATGGATGGTCAAATACACTTACATTGGTAAATGCTGATTGGTCAGACCTTACCCATGGTTGATTAAGTCGATAAATTAAAGCTTGAATCTGCTGTCTCTTATATGTTTCTGGGTCTTTAGTATAATAACCATTGGCTACGTCTCTGCTCCAAAAATAATATAAATATGGTATAAGATTCGGCAGACCTACAGCACCTGATTGTCTACGTGCCAAGAAACAAATACCTTCCATTAAAATCTGTACAAAACTATCTAAATGTTTTGGTGGTTTGGCATTATAATTATCTATAAAGAACAATCCTCTTTCAACTATATCTTGGATATCATATGCAAAACAATATGAAATAAATGTAGCTGTATTAAAATCATGCATATAGATAGCATAATTCCACATCTTTTCAAATGCTTCATTTGCTACTTTAAATCCATACATCTTTTGTATTTCGCAATACAACTTATTAAATGCCAAAAGTTTTTGATGTGGCTTTGACATTTCGCTTAAAAGGACTACGATATCTTTCTGTGCGATATTAGAACTAGCGTCCACAGAAGCATCGGCAACTGTATCAGTATCAATAAAGTTATCAATAAAATCCGTAAAGCTTAATTTATCATCGTCAAGTCCTTGTAATTTTCTGAATTCTTCTCCGTATTCTTGGTCTAATTTATTTAGTTGTGTAGTAAAATTTTTATTTAATCTTATATTAATATTCATTACCGACTTGACTCCTTACTTAAATTTGGTTATTTATCCATGCATTTGCTGTTGCAAAATCCATGAGTTCTCCATCGTCAACTTGTACATATGGAACACTCATAATACCAAGTTTTCTTATTTCATCAACATCAGTAATAGATTCGTACTTAATTCCTTTGGCATCCATTTTAGCCTTAAGAACTGCGCATCTTGTACAAGTATCTGTTGTATAAATTTTTACCATATATAAATTACCCCACTATTAATATTACTAAGAATAAGATAATGACAATGGCAATCATACTATAGAATACTTTACGATAAATTGTTGTATCTATACGAGTACCAAATATTCTGCCATATCTCCTACGTATATCTACGTTAATTGTTGCTGGAAAACATATCATTGCAGTAATAAATGCTACCCAATATAAAATATGAATTATTACCATAGCTTACTCCCATTCGCTTAAGTCTTCCCAATCCTCACGATTTCCACCAATGCGCATATAATCAAGCCCACCATCTACAAAGCAAGCTCCACAACTACATTGTACAAAATCATGACGATATCTGCTTTCAATAACGTCACCACATTTCAAACATTTTATCGCATTTCGTACCAATTTTTTCCGTTCATTCTCTGCCACAAGCATCACCTCGTTTTATTATCAAGTTCAAATAATATATCTTCTATAAGAACTAAAACATCTTCAAGCTTATCGGTTATCTTTAAATAATTATTATCACCAATATCTTCTGGAGAAATTAAATTGTGGCTAAAAATATTTTGTATTTTTTCAGTTTCTTCATAAATGTTTTGCATCCATGATTTTACTTTATTATTTCTGCCAATCAATTATCCTACCTCTTTGTGCAACACTTCATAAGTGTTTAGTATTGGTTCGGTTTCTTCAACTTCAACCCATTTACCATCAACCTTTTTATGTTTATGTTCTTCGGACAATCTTTCGAATATAAGAATTGAATATAACTCGAATGGGTCAGCATCAAATACCTTGGCTCGTTTAACCTTGGTTTTGATTGTTTCGCCATTGTTAAGATTACGAACTGTAATATATGGTTTGCTTTTACTTTGATATGTTTTAAATTCCGTAACTATCCAAAAATAATTTGGTATTTGTGAATTAGCATAATCAATATATCCAAGCATCTCTTGTTCAAATTGTATTTGTTCAATAATAGATAATGGTTTATTATCTAATTTGTTACACAATTCTTTCACTAATTCTTCATTACGTTCTATACGATATTGCTTTTCAGTTATTTTGGAACTATATTTTTCAGCAAGATATTCAGACATACCATACTCTGCCGATAATGTTTCTATATCTTTCTTTTTAATTATCTTACAATTCCCGAACTTATCATATAACTTAACAATATCCATAAGGTATTTATTTTTACCAAATGCCGAAAAGAAATTCAACCCTATAAGAATATTAAGCTGTCTTGAATTTAAAGATGTATGTTCATATATGTCCTTAAGTAAGTCTATAAAATTATCATAATGATTCTTACTTAATTCAAGCAACTCTGTAGCTATATCTCCGTTACAATATTTAATACTTGCAATACCTTTATATATACAATTGTTTTCCTTATCCATCGTATATCCAGCTTCAGACTTACCAAACTTTATGCCCTTAATTTCTACACCAACTTTTTTAGCATAAGCCACAATACGTGCAGTATCATCTGCCTTGCTTTCAAAAATGTTTAAAGCACTTGTAAGAAATTCTAGCGGATAATAATATCTAAGATATCCACATATATATCCTATATAAGAATAAGGTAATGCGTGATTTAATGAGAACAGGTAATTACTTGCGTCTTCAATAACTCTTAAGAAATCACCAATAATTTTCTCTGCTTCATCTTTAGAAGTACCATATTTTTCTTGCATGGTTTTAACAAAACCATCATGAATCTTTGGAATATCTTCATCGGTTCCTGTTTTCTTTGCAAAATGTCTACGGACAATATCAGCTTCACCCATTGTATATCCACAGAATTCATGTAAGAATTGTATAACTTGTTCTTGATATACAAGGAATCCGCTCGTAGAAGCAAGCATATCATTTAATGCTTTATGCCCATTATCTTTCACATCACCTTGTTTAAGCGCATCACGATAACTTTCGCCTGCTGGCCGCAATGCTCCGTTTGCCACGGACATTAAATCTATATAAGAAAAGTTTGGATTACGTTTACGTATTTTCTCAATAGTTTTATCAGAAAACAATTGCTTAATATAATCCGAAGCAAAATCTGATTCAAACTGAAATATCAATGTCGTATCATCTCTAATACTATTCCATACATCAATATCATCTTTAACAGTTTGTGGAGTTAATCTTTCTATGTTTGCAAGCTTACATGTTTCATTGATTAAACCAATGTTATCAAGCGCAAGTATATCTAACTTCACAAAGTTAAGTGAATCAATTTCTTTCATATTTAATTGTGCAATACGATATTGATTTGTTGTTGTTGTGAATGTCCCAAAATAATCATCAATAGGGAATGGAGAAACTACAACTCCTGCTGGATGAAATCCTACAGATACAATAACATTAGTAACCATATCTGCCCAATAAAATAATTTTGGATATTGTTCACGCAATTCATATTCTTTATCAAGTAGACCGTCACAAATAACATCCACTTCATCAAGTGGAATATCCATAGCCCTGCCTATTTCTCGAATTGCACCTTTTAATTGAACGGTATTAAAAGTGATAATATCGCAACAAAATAATCCACGTTTATTGTATAAATAATCCTTAACAAATTTTCTATCTGCGGAAAAGAAATCAGTGTCAACATCGGCAAGACTTACCCTTTCTTGATTCATAAACCTTTCAAAGTTCAGTTTATGTTCTATACTATCAACTTCTGTAATGTGTAAAAGATACGCTATTAAACTGCCAGATACCGAACCTCTTGAATATCCATATTCAACACCTTGTTGTCGTACATGTGCTTTATAGTTTTCTTCAAGAAGCATAAAATCAATAGCTCCATTATGTTTATATGTATCATATTCATAACAGATTCTATCTTTATACTCTTTATAATTAGGTAATGAAGAATCTATATGTCTATCTTTTAATCCTTGTGCTATCTTTTGTTTGAATACTTTTTCTGAATCATCATATAGCTTCGGATATTTTGGTGTATAATCTAGTTTAAATTCTTCAATTTGTTCTGCCATTCTATTAGTATTCTCGATAGCTTCAAGATATACTTCTTTAGGAATGGCATTTTGTAATTCGTATGCTTTAACTAATTCATTATATGTTTTAAATGTTAAATCCCAATCCGCTTCATTTTCGAAAAAGACCCCTTTAGCTTGTTGTAATACAACTCTACCTTCAGCATATTCATCATTTAATGCATGAGTATCTGTCCCTGCTATTAATGGAATATTACAACGTTGACTAAGATGATATAACTTTTGATTATATTTCTTTTGGTCTTCGCAATTATGATGCTGAATTTCTAAATAACATCTATGTCGATTCTTCATAAAGAACTTTAACATTTCTATTTGAAGTTCTTTACTACCATGATTCATTGCACTGGCCAGACATGCAGAAGTTATAATAATATTATCAGATGTATTATATAAATCTCTAACAGATATTCTTGGAACATAATAGAAATGCCAATCATCTCTGTTAAATGATTGTGAAGATAGTGTATTAAGTTCTTTTACACCTTCATAGTTTTTGGCTATTAAAATACAGTGGTAATTATCTCTATGCTTTTCATCTTGCGCATCATCTTCTGTAAGATAAAATTCTTCAGCATGAATATATTTCATACCAGCCGCTTCGATAATATCTTTCTTATGTTTCCAATTCATTACTGAACCATGTTCACTAAATGCCATAGCAGTCATGCCTAATGATTTTGCATAGTCCACATAATGTTCAGATTTATTTATACTATCTATATTTGTAATAGCAGAACTAATATCAGAATGTAAATGATATACAACATAATTATTCGTATTCTGAGAAAGCATATTTTCTCTCTTCCTTTGGCAACCACCAATCATCTACGTCATGATATACTTTTAATTTTTTATCTGTTTGTAATGAATTAAGACAATCATACAATATATCTACAAATTGAGAATCAGTAATATCCATATTGCAATTTGCTCCACGCAAAGGATATTTATACCATTCAATTTTAAATCCACTAGGTTTATGATAAAAGTGATAATCATTTATTTTATCATCCCAATGATACATTCTAAATTCAAATGTCTCATTTGAAAAATCATCATCACCCCAACCAAATCCATGCGGTGTCATTAAGGCATCCCAAAGTATTTGCCAAACTTTTCTATTGATATGATAATCCATTTTAACATTCCGCACTTTCTCGATAATCTTCTAAACGAGTTATACTATACTTGACTTGTTCTTCGTCTATTTCTGTACCAATACAATTTAATTCTAATATTTCACATGCAAGTCCTGTTGTCCCTGTACCCATAAATGGGTCAAAGACTAATCCATTTTTAGGAGCATACATATTTAACAACTGTATACAAAGGTCAGAACTATATGTTGCTTTATTGAGTTTGTTTGCGCCATCATTATTTGGAGCTTCTATAAAATTATATAACACTCTATAAAATTGCTGTCCATTTTTACCAACCTTACTAACTTCTTTATTTGCATGAAATGTTTTGTATTCACTCTTACGACAGAATACAAACACCTCTTCGCAAATTCTTGTAAGTTTATTTGGACTAACATTATTCGGTAATGCTGACTTCTTTTTCCAAACTATTTTATCAGCAACTGTAAAATTAGTATTACGAATAATATCACTAATACTATTCCACATTAATCCAATACCTTCAGTATTAACGGTTGCATCTGTACCATATGAAACATTCCAAAGAACTACTCCATTAGGTTTAAGTATTTTATCAATATGATTAAATATATCTATACACCAATCACAATATTCCTCACCAGTTTTTAAGTCATCATAAACACCATAACGACCTTCATAGTTTTTCATACTACGTTCTGTTGATGGTCTACTTGTATTATATGGTGGCGATGTTAATACAACATCAACAATCTGTCCTTTTGTAGATATTTTATCCATCCATTTTAGACAATCGCCTTGTAAAAATTTAATCACACTCATAATAACCTCACCTATAATTCACTGAATGTTTATTCAGTATAACATATTTACGTTAAAAAGTCAATACCATTTTCTACTTTTTCAAGATATTTTTTATAACATGGATTCATGTTAGCACTGTATTCTGACAAGGTAGCATAATAAAAAGATTCAGTTTTAACTTCATCAATAGTATCATAAAACATATCTATATTATCAAAAACTTCATAATCAAGTACAGCACTTTCAATTTCTTTAATGGTATCAATTACATAGTTTCTCCAATATTCTATTTGTTCTCCTGTCAGTGGAACTTCAACATAACAATCGGAAATAGTAAATTTTTCTTGGACTTCTTGTGGCAAACATTTGACATCCATAGTATCTAAAACTTGTGGTAAATAATCATCGGGGTTATATCCAAATTTTTTTAACCACATTTTACATGGTGTCTGTAATTTTTCACCAAGTAATCTACGTTCGACATTCATAGATTTTATTTTTTTATTAGCTTGTTCATATGTAATTGTACAATATTTTAAGAAATTAAAATGTAAATGTATATCTTCAATTGGTATATGCCACTTTTGAATAAACCACATTGCATAACATACAAGCTGTCCACTCTTTTCTATTAATGTATTGCCAGTATAAATTGAGCTACTTTTCCAATCAATAATATGGAATTTGCCACGAATATCTTTACCATCACCTTCTTGATACCATGCGTCTATATAGCCTTGCAGTAAATGGTCATCAAATTTAACTAATGCAAAATCTTCTGTATGTAGTTTATGATTTAATGGTTTATGATTCTGAAAAAATAGTTTAAGATTTTCATAATATTTATCTGCAATACCTTGGTCTTTATCTGAATCGTTACGATTAAATTTTAATCCTAAAATATTACGAGACATATTCCAACTATCTTCAAACTCAGATATCATATCTTCATACTGTATTTCATTATTATAAAATTTCTCTATAATATCATGCGAATATGAACCTTCTTGTCCATAGATACAATCTGTTCTATCTGGTTGCGCATGTATTACATAGCGTAAAAAATATTCATATTTAGAAGTATGCCATGCTGAAAGCCTTGACCAACTCCATAAATTATCTACGCCATATTCGTTTTTAATTTCTTGTAATTGCTCTTTTGTTAATCTCATACTTAATTATCTACGGCAAATCCGTTTTTAATTTATTTTGTTCTTTTATTGTTTTATTCTTCTTTGGTTTAGGTTTAATACCCATTCTATCTTCTGGAACTAAATCTCCAAAATATTTTTTAGATAAATCAATCACCCTCAAACCATAAGTCATCTTCGTCATACTCATCTTCATCTACCTCATTGATATATGGTGAGCCACAAATAGGACATATTGCCCATGTTTCTACTCCTGGTGGTAGTCCCACTCCAGGAGGAGATGGGTCTTCCGTATATATGTGTGGATGTTCAAATATATTATCACACTCTTCACAGTAAAACATTTTCTAAAACTCCTTTTCAAAATTCAGATTTAGTTTCAAAATTTGAAATCGGTTTTCAGTCATAATTTTCAAACGTCAATTCAATTGCTTCACGTTCTGACACACAATTTTGACATCCGATATATTCATTCTCTGCGTCTTTATATACTATATCATCTGGATATAATACACTACCACAAATCGGACATACAATTATATCCATTTTATTTCTCCTTACTAAGTAATTTTAAATATTCTATGTGTAATTCATCTGTATATTTAATTTTATTTTTAAACAGTTCTTCATACACATCATTGCAAATATCGGTAGGACTGTCTTTTTTACCGAGTTTTCCTTCAGTATCTTTAATGAAATAAACATTACGAACTCTATAAAATTTTTCACATAAGCTGTATACTTCTTCGATGCTTACATCATTATCCATACATATAACTATGTCTACATTTAATCCTATCAATATTCGCTTTTGTTCTTCAGAAATAAACTTTCCAGATAATGCCACTGCCGTTTCGTCAAATTGTGAGTAACGTTTTAAAACAGACTTTTCACTTTCAAATACACAACAATAACCCTTCTTTTGAATGCCTTTATAATTCTCCCACAATCCATAAAGATTTATTGATTTGTTATATCCCTTGGTAAAACTATATTTATTAATTCCAAATTGTTCATAACCATCAATTGTGGTTCGAGCATTGATGCCAATTATTTGTCCTGTGCTCCACAATTTTTGAGGTATAATTATACGTTTACGGCGATAGCTATATTCTATATCAAATTTTTGACATGCATACGGCGTGATTCCTTCTCGTAATAATCCGATATATTCAATAGGTGCATATTCATCTAACACTGAACTATCTAAAACTTCTATGTCGGTTACATTCGTAGATTGATTATGTGATAAGAAGTTAGTAAAGACAGACAATGCCTTAGATTTTAAATCTACATTTTTAGGTTTCTTTTTTATATCATCTTTTGAATAAGGTATATCTAATATACTATGCAACCATTTTAAAGCTGTTAGAAAATCACATTGATTACTATATTCAATTAACGATATCAAGTCTTGACCTTCATCCCATGATACATTACGACTCCATGAACAGTAATTAAGATACTCATTATTGCGTATATTAATACCCATAGGATTATCGCCATCTTTAAAACATGCCGAATAATAATCTTTATTACTATGGTATTCTATCTTTTTGCAACCAAGACTATCTAAGACAAAAGGAATCTTATCATTCTTATATATGTATTCCTTTATCTCAGTTACAAACATGATTTACCCTTTCATAATCAAAAGTCTTCCATAATAACAGTATAGCCAATTTCGTGGTACTTATTCGTACCCATATCAAATTCTGCTATAATCTGTTGATGATTAGCACGACCAAATCTATTTTTAGTTATAAATATTATTAGATAAGATTTATCTTTGTCTAATTCAAATGGGACTTTTTCTTTCTTACGTACTTTATAACACTTAAGCGCATGAGATTCACCTTCGAATTCATCTGCGTGTGGATGTCTTACCATCAAATTCATCGACATAACATCAACAATAGATTTACTCATACCGATATTATCTGATGTAAGCTTACGCAGTTTTGACGATGCTTTGTTAAGCTGATATGTACACAGCAAATGTACATTTAAATTTGTAGGCTTAATAACATCATACAACATTACTGCATCAGACATCATGCTTTGATAAATCTCTCCCTTTGCTCCTGCACTTGGTTTCATAGTGTCCAAAACAAAATACTGAACTCCCATACGAGCATATTTTTTAATGACCTTAATTGCAATTTGAACTGAATAAGTCTGCAATGGTACAATAGTTAATATATGTTGTTCTTGTTTATCTTCTATCCAATCTGCACATTGCTTAAATATCTTCATAAGTTCTTCGCCAAAATGTCCATTACGTAATTGATACTTAGACACATTGGCATTGAAGACGTTATTGGCAACCCATATAATCATTTCCTTTTTGTATCGTTTTTCATCTTCCTCATTGATAATAAATACTGTAGGAAAATTATTTTCTATAGCTGATGGAATAAGATAATTAAACGCTAACAAACTTTTACCACTACCACTAAGACCACCTAAACCTGTCATAGTTCCAAGTCTCATACCAGCAGTCTCAGCATTTAATAAATCTGCACCATAGAAAGGCAATCCAATATCTGCACCATCATTAAGTTCATCAATATATTGATGTATATTTTCAAATGCATTATACGATTTGATACTACTTTCTGTATTTAAGAATGTATGATTAAGCATGAGTTCCAATTCAGAGTAAATTTCATCTGACGTTTTATCAATATATTCTGATAGCTTCTCTGATATCGGAAACCCATACTTAAGTAATTGTAATAATACGTTGAACTTTTTTAAATCGGCAACATAACTTTCAAAGTTGTCAAGATTTATATAAGCTGTTGCATCATTGATTGTAGAATATCCACCATATTCTTGAATCTTATCTTTTAGTTTAGGATGTTTTTCCAAATAAATACCAACTGAGATTTCATCAAGACTTGTTTTCTTTTCTTTAATAATCAATCCATCTGCTACAGCAAACCAACACTTCCAAATGTTATGTCCAAAATCTTCAATCTTAAGTTCAACATTATACATCAATTCTGGCTTTTTAAATATGCTGGCCACTATGTTAGCTTCAGATAAAAGCTTATACTCATTTATTTTCTTTGCACATTCTGCTTGCTCTTTTTCAAAAGCAGTTAATTTTACAGCCATTATATTACCAAAACTTTTCTAAATCTTTGTTGACTTCTTTCTTATCATATTTATTTGTATAGTTCGGTAATTCTACAACAGAAATATTGTCAACTCGATTCTGTTCTTCTTTTATTTTTTTCATCTTATTATATATAGTATTGATGTTATTAGACACAATAACTAATATATAATTAAACTTATGTTGTTCAGAATTAAACTTCTTCCTTTGTATAATGTCATCTAATCCATGCCGTTTAATATATATAAACGTTGCAAGAATTACATCATAAGAATAATGAGCCATGGACGGAGTGGTTTTATTTGCAATAAACTTCCCATCTTTCAAACCCCTTAAACGCATTATCATAAACTTGCTCAGTTGTTGATTCTCATCATATCCCATTATTTCCTTTTTGACATAATCACAAAGTTTACGGAACATTTTCTCTTCATCTGTCATGGCTCATTATTCCTTATCTATTTATTTACAAAGTTCAAGAATCTTCTTTGCATCATCCAAATCAGAAATTGACTGTGGCTTATCATAACCTAAAGCCTTAATCTCTTTGAGAATTGGCTTGACTACATCAAGATTTGATTTGTTATTTTGGAAGTATTCTACAATAGCTTCTACACTTTCTTCAAGTTCATGTTCAGACTTGGCTTTCTTTTCTGCTTCAATAGCTTTCTTTTCTTTAGCCTTTTCAATCTTCTTCTGTTCTTTCTTTGCTTCAGAAACAGACTTACCAGACTTACCAAGTTCAGATTCAATAGCATCAGTCAGTGCTCTAATAAATTCGTCAGCGTCCATTGGAATTTCATCTACAATGTCAGCGAACCTTGACCCACTATCTACCGAATAATCATCAGAACGGAACTTAATCTTTCTGCTCTCACTACTTATCTTCTTAATGTCAACATCTTTATTGTTAACCTTTTTCTTCTTACCGCTTGCTACAAGCTCTCTATCATAGTAAGCAACAGCAAGGAAGTGAAGCTTCTTCTTAAGCGCATTAAAGTAATTGTTCTGCATATCACATGTAAGAATTGAATATGCATTTCCACTGACTACATCAGAAACTTCCTTCTGCTTTGTATGTCCAATGAAAATCGTATGTACACCTACAGATGCAAGTCTATCTACCAATTCGAACATAAGCTTGATAGCTTCTTTTTCGCCACGACCATAGCCACCCCATGCGGCATTGATAGTCTTGACTACCTTATCAGCATCACCACGTTCTCTACACTGTTTATTATACTGTCTAATACTTTCTGCTTCGGCAAGTTCAATAAAGAAATCATAAGTATCAATTACTACAGTCTTAAGCTCTGCATAATCTTCTGATTTATTATCAGCAATATCATCTACGAGAGTTTGAATTCCAATTGTATTTTCAAGTTCATCATAATCATCTGACCATGATGGGCAGTTGATATATGGAATTCCCTGAATCGCATCCGCTCCATGTTCTGCTCCCATTTCACAGAACAAATATCCATCTTCGCCTACAAGCTTCTGGCAAACTTCATGGATAACTGTTGTCTTTCCTATCTTTGCTTCTCCCAAAAGACAAATATTATAATCTAATGGATTAAGACTTACTTGATTTTTTCTTCCGTACTTCATACTTATTCATCCTCTCCGAGTCCAAGTTCATTCAGCCAAGCCATATCATCATCGTCATCATCCAGTGTCGCAAAATCTATTGACGATTCAGAATCTGATTTTGAATTTTCAATTTGAATTTCAAGTTCATCCTCTGTGTATCTTTCATCGAACATCTGAATAACAGCTTTCTTATTTTCTTCGTCACCTTCAATGCGAACAATAGGCTTTGTCAGAATATATCTACGTTCTGTATTTCCTTGTGCCGCATACTTAGTCAGAATTTCTTCTTCAGTATACAGACCCATTTCAATAAGAAGCTTTACATCATCAGGTACATCTTCCATAGTTGCCTGTATAACTGCGCCGCTGTTAACAAACTCACCCTCAAAGTTAATCTGTCTAACACCCTTCTTCACCTTGAACAGCTTATCATAAATTTTCTTAAGCATATCTTCGGACGCATATTCATATTCAAATGTATATGGTATTGGGTACTGTCCCTTAAATTCTGTACCATTGATTTCCTTAACGTAATCAAGAACTCGTGCATGAATCTTAAGCGAACTTCTGTCTTTGTCAATATCTTCTTTAAGATTAATTGATTCCTTATCAATCAGAATTGACTGTGAGAAAACGGCTTTATAATTTTCTGGTTCAGCCTTGCTCAAAAAGATACTCGTAATATTCCTCTGAAGACTTACACCGTCTTTATAGAAACTATACTTCATAGTCCCCTGCACAGTAATTACTGTATCATTAGTAAGGTGTTCATTGACATAAGCAACTGCATCATACGCTGACAAAAATCTCTGCGTATAAATCTTGCCGCCCTCAGTAGTTTCAAGTCCAATTTTAATAAAGCAGAAATCACCAATTTCATCAAGAACTTCATCATCGTTTCTGTTCTTCCAATCAATTGTGAATCTGTTTTCAAAATCATCAGAGCCATCATCCTTCTTACCATGGACATAAATTACATTGTCATTATTAGTAGAATATCCACCCATGAGATTTGCATATACATTGCCAAACTTCTCACCGCAATCTACACCAAGATTCAGATTGTTATAACACCATCCACTCTGAGA